CTAGCGCGAACTGGCCGCGAGCCCGGCTCCAGATGCGTCGAGAACGACACTTTTCATCTGGCCCATTCGATCGCGCACCACCAGCCGGTAGACATAGCTGCCGCCCTCTTCGCACAACGTCGCCTTGATGATCTGTCCGTCGAGTTGCTGGGCGGAGTTTCTGGACAACTGCTCGACGGTCTGCAGCCCGTTGGCCCGCACGATGTCGCCGGCAGCGCCCCAGTCCGTCAGGCAATCCGCAACCGCACCGCGTGAGCCCGCGGCAAGCACTAATAGGGTAGCCGCCGAAACCGGCAAGCGGTTGAACATAGACCGTACGCCTTCCAAACGAATTGACCTCATGGTTAACCGCGTCCGCCTGAACCGGGCATGAATGTGCACAAAACCCGTTTTAGAAGCGCAGGCTGACGCTGCGCCGCGTCAGCGGACCGCCGGCTCTGAGCCGTCCATAAATCGTCAGGAGCGTACCGATCAACGCGGTGACGGCCTGTATCGCAGCCAAGGTCTGATCGCCCGCCTGCTTGACGGCATCTGCGGACAACTCGATGCCGAGCAAAGGCCCGAGCAACGGAATGAGACTTGCTGCGGCCGTCATCGCGGCACCCCAGATGGTTTTGGATTTCGCCCACCATTTTCCGCTCTCGGCCGTCGTTGTGGCCTCTTCCATGGCTGATCCGCCTTTTGCCTGTTCCATCGGTTTATCCTCTGTTGGATGTGCGAGCGCCAAGGCGCGCTCAAGGCTCGTGTCCACCCGGCGCAACCAGCCCCGGCCGAAACGCCAGAAGTGCGGAAGCGCGCGATAGCGTTCGCGCCGGATCGCGGCATAGCCGGCCAGGAGATCCTGAACGCGCGCGCCCCCGATCGCGCCCAGCGTCTGAGGACCGATCTCGCCGTCGATCGTCACGTGAAGCGCGCGTTGCAGCAGCCGCGCGGCCCCCGCGATGCCGTGGTTGACCGCGGCATCGAAATGAAAAATCGCGAGCACGGGCGGCATGGCCGCACACTGCGCCGGCTCCCAGTACCGTTGCCGGTAGATCGCCTCGACCGTGTCATCGGGGATGCGCTTCAACTCATCGATGAGCCGCGCACGCGAGGACGCATCCACCGTCGCGCCTTTGAAGCGTGCGTAGACGGTGAGTGTAATGCCCCTGTTCGTGGGGCCGCCCGGATCGTGCGGATCGTTGGAAAATCCACCTTCAAGCTCGAGCACATTGGATAGCGCCTCTGCGAACACGTCCGGCTCAGGCCTTGCGTCATCACCTATGTCGTTGTTTGCAGGCGGCGACGCTGCGGCAGGAAGCACCTTTGCCGCCTCCGGCGCCTCCAACGGCCAGCGGAAACCCAGAACCTTGCGCGCATCGAACGCGGAAATGTTCACACTATCGGATTGATTGCCCCCCAGCAGAAACACCTTGCCCTTGGTTGCGCCGATCACAAAACCCACATGTCCAAGCGCCGGGTCGCTGCCTCGGCTCAGCACCGCCACGGCACCAAGTTTCGCTTCCGTCAGCGGCACGCCCCACTTGAGATATGAGCGCGCCATCAGCGAGCCCGATCCCTCGCAGCCGCCACGTTTCAACATTGCGCCCATAAATGCCGCGCACCAGGGCACTTCGTCGTTGCCGACTTCCCCGTGACCCGCCTCGCGATAGTAGGCGAGCACGCGCGCCTCGTTCTTGCTTCCTTTGACTTCGCGCACGCCGAGTTCTGCCCAGGCGGCGGAAAGCCATGCTGGCTGTTGCATTGCTTTGGTATCCGGCTGTGAGGTCTAGAGGGAGGTTGTGCGGGTGCTGCCGCGTCCGTAAACGGCGCTGATCTGGCAGACGTGAAGCGTCACGGCGGAAGGTAGCGAACCGAAGTCCGCGATCTGCTCGCTTGCGCCGTAGATCACCGCAGCCTGCGCCGCTGTGAGTGTGCGCTTCACATCTGTCCCGTCGAGGATGTCGATCTCGTAGCGTTCTGTCTCTTCTGCGAGTGGCACCTCGGCAAGTTCCCAATTATCGCCGCCCACGCGCGTGCGGCGGATCCAGGTCAGATGTAGATCGCCGCCGCCGTCGCGCATGCCGGCAATGTGCACCGGCGACAGCGGCTTCAGCCCCAATCCCTGGAATGCATGGGATCTGGTTGCGTAGGAGGCATCGCCGATGCCGCGATTGGAAGGGCCATAGCGCCAGTTCAACGACGAGCGGATCGCGTCGACCCCGACAGGCACCGCCTGAACCGCACCATCGAGCAGCACGAACTGCGCGCCGGCCGCGAGAGGATCGCGCATCGCCCCTTCGGTGCCCGCCTGCCCGCGCAACAGTCCCGACAACTCATAGGTGCCGCTGTCCACGAGCACGGCGCTGAGGAACTGAAGCACTTCCCATTGTCCATCTTCATTGAGAATCGCAGCGGCATTTGCGCCGGACAGAACCGTCACCAGATCTGCAGAGGTCAGCATTCCGGAACTCAGCTTGACGCGTAACCGCGTGCCATAGTCCACGCGGCCTTCAGGTCCTGCACTCAAGGGGTCGAGCGTGCGCCCAATCGTGGCGGGTGCAGACAAGACGCTCTTCAACGCAAAGCCCGTACTTTGTGCGGAGGCATACAAGGCCACGCCGCCCGGCCAGGGCTGTTGCAGAGCGGCTGCAAAGCCATCCGTCTCGTTCTGCCGCTCTCCAAGCAGCGGCAAATCGAGCAGCGCCAATGCAGGCGATCCCGATTGAACCGGCACGTAGGCTGCGCGCTTACGCTCAGCCGCGGAAACGCCCCCATAGACTTCCGGCGCAAGACCCAAGGCGCTGATCTGGCGCACGCCGCGCTCGTTCACTTCCGTCACGCGCACGATCCTGTCGCGATCCTGGTGCCGGATGATGAGCGAGTCGCCGGGTTCGACGGCAAGCGCACTGGGTGGCAGCGCCAAACTGGAGCGCTCGCGCGCCATCCATGTTTCGTGCAGCCAAGTTTCGGCTAGGCTCGACGCCTGAGGGTCGTCGAGTACGATGGCGATATCCGCTTGCGCAACACGGCCGCTGGCGCCTGCGAGCCGCCGCCCCTCGGCTACTGCCTGCCGGTAGTCGCTCTGAGCCGAGATGTAACGGATCTTTGCGGACGCCGGCAGGTCCGTCTCTTGCGCGCGCGTCAGGGCAATGAGATCACCGCCGGGGCGAACCTCGACGGCAGTCTCATCCGTGACCACCAGAACGGGCTGCTCAAGTCCGCGATGGCGGAATCTGATCTTGCCTTCGCTTTCCAAGCTGTCGAAGAAGTAGGCGAGTTCCAACGGTTGCAGTGCATCGCGCAACGACATGATGCGATCGATGACGTATCCGGGCACGGTGCCATAGAGCGTATTGGCGTCGCCCAGATCGAAATCGTAATCGGCCAGCATGCGCGCAACCAATTCCGCCAGCGGCGCACTGGCGAGACGGCCGTTCAGCCAGTGGCCGAATTCCCAATTGGCGCCATCGCCCCACACGTCCAACTGCTGCGGAAATGCTGGATAGGGGCGCGCATCCCAGCAATAGACGTGGATGCGCGCCAGATCGACCATGCGATCGCCTGTAACACCCGAGATGGGGTTGGCACCTGCGACGTAACCCGGCTTTGTCCAATCGAAGGCGTGGACGAACGCCTTGAGATAACGGCGCTGAATGAGATCGTCGCGCACTTCATTGGAGTAGTAAGGGAACGCGCTCTCGGAGCTCTTGGGATCGACGAAGACATTCGGCTGATTGGCACCCTTGTCGACGGCCGGGCAGCCGATCTCCATGAACCAGAAGGGCTTTGACTGTGGCACCCATGCCGTAGTGCTCGCGCTCTCTAAGCCGCCGGGACGATTAAAATGCTCGTTGAGCCACCACGACTTGATGTCCTTGGTGCGGAACACCCACGGCTTGCCTTGGCCATCGGTGATGGGTGTGCGCGTTTGAGCATCGCGCGCGGCAGGCGAGGCGTAGTACCAATCGTATCCTTCTCCGCCCTGCACGTTGGATTTCAGATAGTCGAGATCGTACGTGGAGCGCCAGCCATCCTGATAATCGCGATGGCTGCGCCCGTCACGCCAGTCAGCCAGCGGCCAATATACATCAATGCCGATCGCATCGATATTGGCCGACGCCCAAAGCGGATCGAGATGGAAGTAGACATCATTGCTGCCGTCCTGCGGCTGATGACCGAAGTATTCCGTCCAGTCCGCCGCGTAGCTGACCTTCACGCTAGGTCCCAGAATGCTTTTCACATCCGCAGCCAACGCAACGAGCGCTGTCACGAACGGGTAGGCGGACGCGCTTGAGCGCACCCACGTCAATCCTCGCAACTCTGTTCCGATCAGGAATGCATCGACGGCGCCAGCCGCCTTCGCAAGATACGCCTGGTGCAGCACCATGCGCCGGTACGACCATTCGTTTGGCCCGGAATAGACGACGCGGTCGCCATCGAGCGAAAAGTGCGCCGGGTTCGCCGTGCCAATGAAACCTGCAATCTGTGCCGCAGCAGCCGCGGACTTGTCGGGCGAGCCCGGCAGTCCCGGTGCCGGGTCGCACGTGATGCGCCCCCGCCAGGGATAGGCAGCCTGTGCAGTTTCCCCATAGGGATCGGGCAGTGCGTTGCCTTCCGGGATATCCATGAGCACGAACGGCGTCAGCGTCACGGCATAGCCGCGCGCCGAGAGATCGCGAATGGCCGCAATCACCGTTTGATCGGAGGGCGTGCCGCCGTACGCAGGCCTCCCCTCTCGCTGACTGACGGCATAGGCATCCGCGCGCTCGAGCCCCGCCACGCTCCACGTCTGCGGTTCCGTCTCGGCGTCCCCTGTCTCCACGCCGGGCTTGATCTGGCATGCACCTGCCCGCAAGTCGGTGCCGAACCAAGACACGACCAGCGACACCGACGCCACATTCGGCAAGGCGCCCGCCATCTGCGCCATGCTCGCGTCCCAGTCGGTCGTCGCCTGCAGCGTGTGCACGTTGAGCGCGTCCGAGACACCCTCTGCGATCGTCTTGCGCACAGGATCGGCCGCATAGACGAACTCTCCAGAGCCCGGAATGAGCACCACGCCCTTGATGTCGCCGTCGCCCGCCTCGATGTTGCGGTAAACCTCGAAGGAGAGCTGCGGAATGCGGTTGCCGTAGTTGGCAAGAGGCAACCGCTCGAACACGATGTATGCGAGCCCGCGATAGGCCGGCGCGCGATCCGCGCCCAGGAGCGCCGCTAATAGACTGTCGGCGTCTTGCGACTGGGTGCCTCTGTAAAGCCGGTAGCTCACCTGAGACAAGTCGAGTTCGTCGCCATCCGCCCAGGCGCGTCCCAGACGCGTGATCACGCCCTCGCACAAGGCAACCGCGAAGTTCGCGTAGTAACGATACTCCGTGATGCCCGTGCTGCCTGCCGAGGCTGACGATCCGCTGATGCCTTTGCCGCCGCCGGAAGACTGCGTGGTCTTGACGATCTCCTCCTCGATATCGCTCGCCCAGATCAACTGGCCGCCTAGCCGTGCGCGGCCGTAGAGACGCGGGATCGGCGCGCCTTCGGTCGAGGCCGTCACGTGCAGATCGCTGAGACGCGGCCCCTCCACCGCGCGCGCCGATCCGGAGGAGCCAAACAGCGCGTTATCCACGAACGAACCCGCGAGCGCGCCCACCTGCGCACCGATCGTGGCGCCTGAGATGGTTGCACCAAACACACCGATGCCGGCTGGCAGCAGGGCGCTGCCGGCGGCAGCGCCCGCCGCGGCTAGAGCAAGTGTCGCCATGGAAACTCATACCTCCGGAAAGCGGAACGCGGCTGCGATGCGGCGCTGCCACCAAGGCGACAACGCCACCTCGGCAACCGGCACGCCTTCGACCGCATGCACGAAATGTGCAGGCCCCGTGACGAGGCCCGCGTGCTTGGCGACCATCGTGAGCTTCAGACGAAAGATGATCACGTCGCCCGCGCCGACATCACTGAGGGCCACGGCCAAGAGATGCCGCTGTGCCGCTTCGATCATTGTCTCCTGGCAGCCCGCCTCGACCCAATCGGGCGTGTATGCGGGCGGCGCCTCGGCGTCGCGGCCGTAGAGTTCGCGCCACACGCCGCGCACCAGTCCCAGGCAGTCCGTGCCCACGCCTTTGAGGCTCGCCTGATGGTGATACGGCGTGCCGATCCAACTGCGCGCAAGCGCAGCCGCGCGCGTGCGCGTCGCCGCACACGCGGCCTGTTTAGTCTCAGTTGACAGCGTCATTTCGAGCGCCTCGCGACCCTCGTGACGAAATCGTTGCCGGGCATGTCGGGAAATCCGCGAAAATTGATCGCGTTGGCAAAGCGCGCGCGGCACGTCTCGATCTGCTTGTCGCAACCTGCGGTCAGCGTCAGCGTATCGCCCGGCTGCGGCGCTCCCTGAACCTCGCCCCATAGCTCTATAGTGACGAGCGACCCGCGTTTCACATGCGCCTTGATTTCCATGTTGAGCCCCGCGGAGGCGCCACTGGTGAAACGCGCAAGGCCACGGCTGAAAAAGCCGTTGGCGAAGCCCGCTACCCCCGAGACCGAAAACTTGCGCGCCGACGTCACGGACAACACGGCTGCCGTCACTTTGAACGCGGGATCATTGATGTCGACACTGCAACGCGCATCGCCCAGGTCGGCGTCGCACGTGTATTGGTAGAGGCGGCCCTTGGGCTGTTGCAGGTAATGAGCTAGTCCGCGCACCTCGGCAGCAAACGCGTGGCCGGATCTGCGTACCTCTCCCAGACTACCCGTGCGCATCAGCGCGCGTTGCGAGGGGTCCTGCCAGTTCACCCGGAAGATCTCAATTTTTGCGTCGTCGTAGCGGCCAGCGGCAAGATCATCCTCTGCGAGTGCAGACGAGGTCAGAGCGCCCGTTACTTCGAGGTTATCGACAGAGAGCCCAACGCTGTCGGTGATCTCGCTGGCGGTGAAGCCCGCCGAAGCCTCAAACGCCGTCCCATCGAAAGTCAACGTGCGATCATGATCCGTGAAGCCCTGCTCCATGCCATCGCGCCGGGTCAGCCGCCAGCACCAGCACAGCGTCGTTGCACCACTGTCGAGATGCGCCTGAAGCGCGGGCGATACCGTCTTCACAGCCGCACCTCCAGGATTGGAATATTGGGTATGGCTCCGGACGCGAAGCCCGATAGGTTTATCTCGAGCTTGTCGGTATCGAAGCGCACAGGCACGTCGAACTCGAAGCCCGCCGTCACCGCTGCGCCGCCAACTGGGATAGCGCCTGATTGAAACGTCACCAGGCCAGTCGCCGGATCGGATGTGAAGTCCGCACCTTCCGCCTTTAGCGCTCCCGCCACGGCAATTTTAACCGTTCCTGCCACCGGCTTGGAAATCGTTCGCGTATAGGATGCGAAGGCGCCCCCGTAGCTCTTCACCAGCTGGAACGTACTCTGCGCGCCCGTGCCGGTACCTATGGTCTGATCGAACGCGGTAGGCTCACCTTGCGGCGGGCACGATTTCCAATCGGCATGATCGCGCCAGCGGAAGCCGTACAGCCGCCCCCTGCGCTCTTCGAAGAACGCGATGATGGCGTGCAGATCATCGGTCGACTTTACGCCATAACCCGCGTTGTAGCTGCGGCGGCTATCGGCCCAGCGGCTGTTGCGTTCCTCGAATCCGGAACCGAGCACCACGATATCGGTGCGCCGTTCCGGGCCGCCTTGCGCGTTGCGCGAGATGGCGGTCGGAAACCTCACTTCGTGAAACGACATGCATCACCTGCCAGCGGGATGGAACCTGGTTCGCGTTTGTGCCCGTTCGAACTGCGCGCTACAGATTGCGACGCCCCAACGCAGACGCCCGCGCGATCATGGCCGCCACCTGCGTTTCCGACTTGCGGAAGCTTTCGGCATCGGGCGTCGAGATGTTGATTGTGACACTGGGTGATGCACCGCCTTGCGCCGCCACGCCGAGGCGGCCATCGCGTCCGCGCGCCAGCGGCATGATCGCTTCGGCCCCGCGCTCGCCGGCAAGGCCCGTGAGCCCGCCCGAGAGCGGGAACGCGATCGGGCTCGATATGACGCCGCCCGAAGCAAACGGCACGACGCCGCCGCGCTTGAACACGCCGCCGTTAGCAAAGGCTTGCCCGCCGCTGAGCGCGCCTGAGAACAGCGCACCGATTCCGCGCTCCAGCGGCGCGAATGCAGACTTCAAAACCGATTGCGACAAGTTCATCGCGAGCGTACGCACAACGTCGCTGACGCTCTTGCCTTTGAACGCGAGACCCTCGAACGCCGACACGAGAGAAGTCGAGAACCGCCGCCCGGCCTTCTCGGCGGCATCGAGTTCAAAGCGCAGTTCGCGCGTCTGCTCGGCGGCGCGCGCGGCCGTGATGCTCAGATCCTGGCTTTGCGAACCAGATGACGCGATATCGTCCGTCATGGTGCCTCTCAATCGGGAAACTGCTGCATCAAGCGTGCAAGGTCGTGTTGCGACAGGGCGCCGTCACCGCGCGCCTCGCCGAAGCGCCCGCGCAACGCTGCATCGAATTCGCGCGGGGTCATGGCCCAGAAGACTTTCGGTGACAGTGCCAGGACGCCAAGGCCGATGGCCATCACGTCCGACCAGGGAAAGGGCCGGCGTCGCGCGCCTCCCCCTCCGTGCCGCCCGCGGAAACCGCCGCCACGAAGGTCGCGGCGAGCAGATCCGCGACGATGGCGACGAACCCCGCCGCACCGGACGGCGTCTGCATGTTGGCGACTTCGTCGTCCTTGATGATGTAGCCTGCGCCCCGCAATCCGGCGCCGATAACGCGCACGCAGTCCCGTGCCTTCAGCCGGCCGCTATCGAAGCGTGAGGCGAGTGCGACCATGTCCTCAGAACCGAATGCCGTCTCGAGTTCAGCCAGAGCCCCCAGTGTCAGCACGAGCTTGTATGTCGTGCCGTCGAGGATCGCCTCGACCTCGCCGCGATGCCTGTTCGCCATAGCGCCCGCTCCCAACTGATCGTCTTAGAGTGCCGTGAACGCCAGTTCGCCTGCGCTTTCTAGCGCGATGTCGAAGGCGACCTCGTTGTCGTGGCGGCCGGAGAGTTCGAAGGCCGCGACGTGGAACGGCCCTTCGACGGTGCCGAAGTCCGGCACGATGATCTGCCAATCGCGGATCGTGCCGTTGAACACGAAGGCGCGGATCAACTCGTCCGAAGCGGCATCCTTGAACACGCCGGCGCCTGTCACGCGCGCACTCTTGACGCCGCCGCCGGCCAGCAGTTCGCGCCACTGGCCAGTACTCTCCGCGTGTGTAATGTCCACGCTCTCCGCATTGAACGCGATGCCGCGCGAGCGCAGGCCGGCCACTGTCGTGAAGCTGCCCGTGCCTGTGGCGTCGACCTTCAAGAGAAGATCCTTGCCTTTTTGTGCTGCCATTGCTGCTGCCCTCTTTTCATGTGGTTGGATGTGCCGCGGGAACGGGCGTCAACGCGCATGTCCCGCTAGATGACCTCGGTCACGGCGCGGAAGCGTGCGACCCCGTGAATGGTCTCGCCGTCCGTGTCGCGTCTCGCCTCGGAGAACTCATGGCGCAGATTGACGAGACGGCAGTCGTCGAGGCTGAGGCTTGCGTCGTGCAGCACACGCCGTGCCGCGGAGAGAATGGCCTGCGTCTCCTTGCGTCCGCGGGCGCGCGACCACACGTGGAGCGTGATGGTGTGCTCCCAACCGTCGTCCGATCCGGTCGACCAGTCCCGCTCCAAGCTCTGGCCGAATGTCACGTAGGGGAACTCGCCCCGGACCGGCACGTCGTCGTAAACGCGCGCACCGCCCAGCAGAGCCAGCAATCCGGCGTCACCCACCAGGGCTTGATGAAACGCCCGCTGCAACGCTTCGCTCGCGTTTGCCATGATGCATCTCCTTCCGCTTAAAGGTCACGCTCTTCAACGATGCATTTCAGCCAGCGCCTGCGATCCTCGGTGTCGATCACACCCAGGATGTTGAACACGCGCGGGCCCGACACGATGCGCATCTCCGGTACGATGCCGTCGCGATAGCGCACCCAGATATCGTGGCTTGCAGTGCCGGCCGGGCGATCGAGCAGCATCGCTTCGCTCGCCGTGCGCGGCCAGATGGCTGCCCAGACCTCGGCGATCGGTGTCCAGGTGAGGATTGCCCCGCCCAGCCCATCGGGTTGTCGGACGGGCGCTTCGATCGTGATGCGATGGCGCAGATCGCCTGCGCGAACAGGAGCTCTCATAGGCGGATCTTCCGGAAAGGTGCGATGAGATCACCGATGGCATCGGGAATACGCGCGAGGAGCGAACCGGCCTCGGGCACGTCCCGATTTTCATACCAGTGCGCAACAAGCATCAGAACGGCGTGGCGCAGCGGCGCCGGCACCTGCGCCGGCGTTGTGCCGAAGCCCGCCGTGAAGGCGATCTCGATGCCGGCAGCGCGCACGCCTGGACGCGGCTGCAAGCCGGGCTCGAACACCACGCGCGCAGGGCGCGATGCGATGTCCGTGATGTAGGACGCGGGCTCAACAGTGGTGGGGGTGCCGCTGGCATCCTTCACCCGCAGCTCGGTGACGGCCTTGAGTGGAGACAGGGGAATTTCGACCGTGCCATCGCACGGCCATTTATCCAGCTGGAGCGTCCAGGATTGATCGATGAGTGCGAGATCGAGCGTCGCTTCAACGTGCAGGCGCGAGGTGAGGATGAGGCTCGAAATCAGGGTATCCTCCGTCGCGCCATCGATGCGCAGATGCGCCTTGGCCTCTTGGAGCGTCACGGGCTCGGCGGCAGGCCCGCTCGTCATGATGAGAGCCATCTCAAGGATCCTTCGGCTATTGGGGCGTGGGAGCAAAGAAGCGGCGGGAGCATCCGGGGGGTAACGTCCCGCCGCCAAGTCTCGCAGGCGTAAGGAGAACCTGCGAGTAAAAGAAGAGCGGCATTCGGCAATCGCCCGCGTGGCTGCACGGTCAGTCCCCGCCGGCGATTGCCCAGTGCCTAGTGCTCATTGCCTAGTACGTCAGCTGGCAGCGAACTTCATCAGCTTGATGGCGTCGAAGTCCTGCACGCCGCCGCCCACACGTTTGGTCGTGTAGAAGAGTACATAGGGCTTGGCCGAATACGGATCACGCAGCACGCGGATGCCGGCGCGGTCGACCACGAGATAGCCGCGCGCAAAGTCGCCGAAGGCCAGCGACAGCGAGTTCGCCGCGATGTCCGGCATGTCCTCGCACTCTACGACGCCGTAGCCCATGAGCGAGGACAGTTCGCCCGGCGCATTGGAGGGCTGCCAGAGATAGTTGCCCTGCCCGTCTTTCATCTTGCGGATTGCAGACTGCGTCGAGCGGTTGAGTACGAAGTGCGCGTTGGCACGATACGGCGCCTTGCAGGCATAGATGAGGTCGAGCAGCTTGTCGCCCGCGTTCGCTGCCGGGAACGCGCCGGCAACGCCGCTTGCGATGTAGCCGAGATTGCCCCACGTCCACGAGGCATTCGCAACCGTCGTGTAGGTTAGGAAGCCCTTCGGCTTGTTCACGCCGTCGCCGTCGACGAAGGCTTTGCCTTCCTGATCGGCGAAGGCGATGCGCACCTCTTCCGCCAGCCACTCGTCGATGTTGACGATCGTGTCGTCGAGCAGAGCGGAACTCGCCGCCGGCATGGCGTAGAGCTCCATGGTGGGGAACTGCAGCTCGGCCAGAACGGGCGTGTTGGTCTGCGGACGCGCCGCGGTCTCCGCCACCCAGCCGCTATCGGCCCCCGACGTTGCGAACGGCCGCTTGTAGACGGAGGCGGAAACCGTGCGAATGCCAGCGATGGAGCGAATCGGCGAAATCGCCTTCAGCAGGCGATTGACGGTTGCTTCCGTTTCGGCTGGAACGAGATAGCCGCCATCCTGGCCGCTGCCGACCGAGAGGGCCTTCTCCTCCAGCTTTACGAGTCGCGCTGCATCACCTGTGCGCACGAAGGCATCGAAGGCCGACTTGTAGGCCAGATCGCCACCAGACGTCTGTGCCGCACCCAGCGGCGGACGCGCCGCCTTGCGCGCAAGCGTATCGAGCGTCGTTTCGATGCGTGCGAGCTTCTCCTCGCGCAGCACGTCCGCCGCGCCACGGCGCTCGATTTCAGCGAGCCTCGCGTCATTGTTTTCCTTGAAGACCTCGAAGGTCTCCAGCAGTTCATCGAAGGCGCGCGCGGTCTCGCCGCCCGCGCTTTTTGTTTCGAGCGAAGTCGTATCGTTCATAGGTTTGTTCCTCGAGGTTGATTACTGCGTCAGAATCCGCATCAAACCCCGCATGCGGGCCGTCATCTGCGGATTGTCTTCAAGCCCCCAGCGCGCATCCCGCTGCGCCTTCAGCTCCTTGAGGCCGCCATGCACAAGCGCACGTGCCTCGCTTCGCGTCAGCCCCGCATCCCGCGTGAGCCAACGTTCGAATTCCCGTTCTGTCAGCGGGCGCTGAGCCGCAGGCGTTGCCTTGACGGATGCCACACGCGCCTGCGGCAGCATCGGGAACGTCACCACGGAAATTTCCCACAGATCGAGCTTGAGGATACGGCGCACGCCGGAGCGTGCATCGCGCTGCGTGCGTTGCGCCTTGAAGCCGATGGACAGCCCATCGAGCGCGCCCGCGCGCATCAGGCTCAACACCTCGCGCGCCTTGGCCACCGCCGCCGTGATGCGGCCGCGCACATAGAGACCGCGCGCATCTTCGCGGATCTCCTCCCACACGCCGATCGGTTCGGCGGGATCGTGCTGAAACAGCATCTTGATGCCGTTCGCGCCTTTTGCCCGCAGGCTGTCGGCAAAGGCGCCGCGCACGATCACGTCGCGGCCCATGTCCTCCGCGTCGAACAGGCTCGCATAGCCCTCGAAGGTGCCGTCCTCGAACACGGCCTTGGTCTCGAGCTTGAAGGCCTGGCTCACGTCCGCACTGGCCGGCATGAGAATTTCGCGTCGCGCACTCAT